GGCGTGTCCGCCAGCCAGCAGGCAAAGGCCCAAGCGCAGTATCAGGAAGAACAGGCCGCCGAATACGCCCGCGTCAACGAACTCAACAACAAGGCCGCTGCGCAGGAATACGTGGAGCAGTCCGCCGCCGAACGCATGGCGCAGATGCAGGAACAGGACAAGGCATCCCGCGACGCGCAGGAAGTCCAGAAGGAAGCCCTGCAAAAGAAAGGCGAAATGCTGGCCTCGACCAACGCCTCGGGGCTGGCTCTGAATTTCCTCATGGCGGACTACGAACGGCAGGAGGCGAACGAACGGGACGTCATCCGGCACCAATATGAAATGTCCTCTACAAGTTCCGATGTCGCCATACGTTCCTACCGCGACAAAGCGCAGAACCGCATCAACAGCCAGCAGAACTACATCGCCGCCCCATCCACCTACAACAGCGGCATGAACGTGCTCGGAACGGCCTTGGGCATCGGCGGCGCAGCTGTTGGGGCAGCCGACAAGTACTACAAGTATAAAGACATGCAACCCCAATCTGGCGGCACAACACGCAACGGCAAGAGGAGGAAATAACATCATGCCAAGAGCACAATCCTCACAACCCACAATCAAGAACAATCTGAAATCCAACGCCCAACTCCAGCCGACCATCCGCTCCAACAGTGCCTATTCCTACGATGAAGCCCGCGCCGGATATGTGGAACGTCCATACGGCGTCGGCAGCCAGTGGGAGCAACTGGCCCGCTCCCTCGGCCAGTGGGACAATACTCTGCTCCCCTTTCTCCAGAACAGACTGGATGCCAAGATCGAACGGGAAGCCTCAGAAGCCCAAGTCAAGTTTGAAAGTTGGGATGAGCAAAACAAGAACCGCGCTGACTGGAAAACCTTCATCGAAGCGCACCCCGAATATCAAGGCGATAACCCGTGGGCCAAGATTGGTTTTGAAAAAGCCCGTCTCAAAGGTTTGGGACTGGACGTAAACAAATATCTGAACGACCGTTTCAGCCAGAGTGCTCTCGTCAATGAAACGGATATGAGCAAGGTGAACAACCAGCTTTCCGAATGGCTCAAGGAATATCGGAAGGAAACGGGATTGAAGGATTACTCGGACAAGTTGTTTCTCGCCAAGAACTACTCGCAAATGGAAGGGGAAGCAAAAGCGAATGTCCTTTCCAGACATACGGCTCAACTCGCCCAAAACACGCAAAAGCGTCTTGAAGAAAGTTACCTGAGCGCAACCTCAAAAGAGATTGATGCAGCGTTCAACCCTTCCCAAAACGGCGGGCACAGTTTCAGTGCCCCGGATCGGCGCGACACCAACGTCACCACACTCTGTGACATCATCGACAGAAATGCCCAAGACATGGCACGGCATGGCTATCTTGACACCAACATAGCAGATTTCAAAGAAAAAGCCGTCTTCACCGCCTACTACAACAACGGTGAAGATATAAATATCCTGAAAGCCTTCGATGTGTTGAAACAGGGTAAAGGCGTCATGAGCGACCTGCCCGGCATCAGTGAAAAGCTCGCCCAAATCAAGAAGCAAAAGCGGGCGGAAGCCCGCGCCAACATCCAGTTCGCATGGGCACAAGACAGGCGCATCAAGGAACTCGAAGAGGAACGGTGGACGGCGGACTCTTACACATTGGCATCCAACAAGGACTTCATAGCCACGGCAGACAGTCTCAGGGCACAAGGCTGTCCTGAGCGTCTTATCCGCCCCACCCTCATGAACATCAACTCCATCCGGCAGGAAACCTACAAGGGTATGTCCTATTCCCCCGCCCTTATAGGTCGATTCGCCATCGCCCGAGAAATGGCGAAAGATGGCGAACTCAATGTCAATGCGATTATCGCGCAATCGCCTGAATTCGGACCGGAACGCACCAACCAGCTTCTCGACGATATCCGGGAAGCCAATAAGGAGGAAAACAAGGAATACCGGGAAGCCCGAAAACAAGCGGGGCAACGTGTCTACACGACGTACTCCAATGATGACGGCGATGTTATGACCAAACAGATGCTCAAGTACCTTGGGGGGCAACTTTCCGTTGAAGTTGAAAAAGGGCTGGAAGCGAAACGCTACCTTTCTAGCATTCTGGACAACCTCTACTCGGAAGCTCTCCGAAAGGAGGGCGGGAACATCGGCCCGGTATTGATCGATAACCTTATCCTTGAGGCCGAGGAGAAGACCCAAAAGTACATGAAGGAAAAATATCCACCCGCCATGAATGGTACGACGCGGGGGACTGAAAACACGGTTCCCAAAGCAGGTGTCTATCAACAAACCACGGAACAGCCTCCCCAACCAACCAGCAAAACAGCTTCGGCAAGCAAACCACAACCCCCCGTAAATACGGCGCAGGCGGAAGCCCAAGCGGGTAAATCCCTCCGCCTGTGGTTGAAGCAGAACACGCCGGATGTGTTGAATACCTCATACTCCACCCCCGAGGAACTGCTCGAAATCATCAAGGCACAATATCCCGACAAATATGAGGAGGCTGTTTCCCTCATAAGCAACTTCAATGCTGGAGGAAACCGATAGATGAAACAACACCCTGACAACGTGCAACTCAACGTAACTATGGATGAACAGGCCCAATCCCTTCTTACCGACGCGGGAAACACTCTGGCGGAGATTCCCGCAAATGCACCTGAGCCACAACAACAACTTGATATGGGCAAGGTCCTCCAGTTCTCCCGCATCGAGCAGCAACCTGAACCCGACGCATCCCCTTCAACCTCCAATGAGGGGCTGGACATGACGCAGGTGCTCAGATTGTCGCAAGACTCCTCGCTGGACGACAACAGCATCGCCGCAACCTCACTTGACGTGGCGCATGGTCTGGCTACAGGCCCCACCGTCGCGTGGAACGAAACGATGGACTTTTCATACAGTACAGGAAAGTTCGTTAAGGATGTTATCGACAAAGGATGGGAACAGTCCAAGCTGGAACGACATCAAGCCCCTTTCTTCCGCATACACGTCAATGAGCCGGACACCACGCTTGGCAGAGCCGCCCAAGCACTGAGCCAGACCATCACAGGTTATGTGGTCATGGGGCAAGCCCTCAAAGCGGGGCAGGTCTTGCAGCAGGGGGAACTGATCACCAACGTGATCCGGCCTATGGTTCAAGGAGCCACCGGGGACTTCATATCGGCGCGGGAGCAAGAAGCCCGTCTCTCCAACTTCATCATCGAATACATCCCCGAGGAATATCGCCCGGCGATTGCCGAATATCTCGCAGCCACGGGAGATGAAGGGATGCTGGAAGGCAAACTCAAGGCCACGCTTGAAGGGGGCGTCGCGGGGATCATCCTTGATTCTTTTGTCGTAACATGCCGCTTGGTCAAAGCTCTCAGAAAAACAGGCGACAATCCCGAAGTGCAGGCCAAACTCCTGCAAAAGTACGGGGAAGACATCCAGCGTTATAATGAAGCCCACCCCGAAAGCATAAAACAGAACATCCCCACAAAAGACAATCCCGCCGCCTCTCCTTCCACTGAACAAGGCGTCACCGCCCCCACAACATCCTCCACAGCAGCGAGTACCGTACCCTCTAAGGAAAACGTCTCTTCGTCTCCCTACCCTCCCAAATCTTCACCCTCTCCCCTGAAAGGGGATGAACTCGTCAGTGAAAAGGAGGTCAGGCGCATAGCGGAAGAGGTATACGATGAAGGCGATCTCATCAATATTGAGGGAGAATCCCTGACAGCCGCCGTAGGGGACGCCCCCCTGATGGGGAGCGAATCGGGCGGGAAATTCCTTGAATCCCTCAGCGAAAAACTGGCGGGAAGACTGGAGCGAAACAGATCGAAAGAGTCCTTCAACAAGCTGACCGGAAAGGCCATCCGTGACCTCAACACGGCGGGCCTGAGTTATGACAAGCACATTGAAAGGGCCATGAACAACAAGATGCTGCTCCGTAAAATCCGTACCGAAGCACTGGAAACAGCCGTTTTCCTGAACAAGGTTGCTGCGGAAACGGTCAGGCTTGCCCGCCTGATCGCCAAAGGGGGCGGGACGATTCAGGATCGGGTGCAGCTCCTCATGGCCTGCAAGAATGTCCAAGAATTTTACGTCGCTAATACAGACCTTGGCACAGAATGGGCACGCGGCCTGAACGCCCGTAAACTCGGGAACAACCTATCCACAGAAAAAGTGGATACTATCCTGACCAATAAGGGGACCCACGAGCTGACGCCCGGTGAGATCATTGAACCCGCTCTCCGCGAAGGGGAAGAACGCCTCACCAAACGTGTCTCGAACTGGCTCAATACCAACGGCATGAGCGAGAGCGAGCTCCACGCATGGTTAGGACATGAAGGACTCACCGTCAGGCAGGCTGATGAGCTGGCGCAGCAGATCACCCTGAATCCCAATAAAGTCCTCGCGGACATCACAGGAAAGATGCGCCGGGTCAATCCCGAGTTCTCAGGATGGGGGGCCACGACCGAGTATGTCATCAGTAACCTCCTATCGAATATAAAGACGCCGCTTTTCGACGTATTCAGCGGAACTATCAAAACCCTCTATACTCCGCTGGAGAACGCCGTGGGAGGGCTCATCAATGGTGATGTGGATGAGTTTGCCAAAAATCTCCATATATACCGTGATATGGTAGGCCAAGGGGTCCTTACGGACTCCCTGCGGTTAGGCTGGCGGGCTCTCAAGGCAGGTGACAATATTCTTGATCGCGGGACACGGGGACTCGAAAACTACACTCCGCAGCTATCTTACGAGCGCCTACGTAACTCCATGCTCAAAGATCGCCCGGAAGGTTCCGAACTGTCTCCTTTTGAGGATACGTTAGCCCATATCTTTAGCTTTCTAGGTACAATAAACAGCTATGGACCCCGGCTGATGATGACTAACGAAGAAGTATTCAAGGGCATCAACTTCCGCTCACACCTGAAATCAACCCTCCGTGCGGAGGCGTGGGATAAGGGATTGAAAGGCAAGGCCGCCGATCAATATGTGAAGGAAGGATATGAAAAGGCATTTTCTCCAGATGGTTCCGTGATCAAAGGAGAACTGACGGAAGCCTCCTTGAAGTACGCCCGTGAGAATACATGGACAAACCAGCTTGATCCCAAGGGGATCGCACAGGAAATCCTCAACGCAACCAACAGACATGCTCCTTTGAAAATCCTGTGCCCCTTCGTCCGTACCCCCGTGAACCTTTTCCATGACTTCATGCAACACGCGCCGGGCTTCAATTTCCTGTATAAGGATATCCGCGAGAATTTCCTCAAGCAAGGAGCCCTCGGAGCACAGGCCCGTGGCAAGTTTCTTACTGGTGTAGCGTTGTCCTCATTGGCTTATAGTTGGGCCGCCGAGGGAAGATTGACCGGGGACTACCCGCGTAATCCCAAAGTACGCGACATGTGGCGTGAGAAAGGCATACCCCCCTACTCCTTTCGAGTAGGGGACTCATGGGTGGAATACAAGCGTCTTGATCCATTTGCCTCCATCTTGGGTTCAGTCGCCAACTCATGGATGGCAATGGATGATCTGGAAAACGACGCTACAAGCAAATCTACAAACAAAATCTTTTGGGGGATTACAGGGTCCATTATCAAAGGGCTCGGAGATAAAACATATCTTCAAAACTGGTCGGAGCTTGCGGAAGCCTACAGCAATCCAGACTACAAGCTGGAAAAATTCGTAGGACGACTAGGAGCCTCCTTCCTTCCCTTGAGCGCCCTACAGCGGCAAGTCCGCAACCAATTCACCGATCCCATCCAGCGGGAAACGGAGACGTGGCTGGACGAGATTAAAAATGCTTCCCCATTCTTTTCCAAAGATCTACCCGCCCGTATGAGTTGGATTACCGGAAAGCCCATGTCCACTCCAGCGACAACCATCAAGCAGGAAATCGACAGCGATGTGATGGAGGAGATGCTTCGGTTGAAGGATACCCTTATTGGCAGGCCGGAATATACGTTCAAGGGTGTTCGGCTGGATAGGAACCAATATTCCCGCTACTGCGAACTGCATGGTGGGATGAAGACACCTGACGGGCTAACCATGCATCAACGTCTTTCCGACCTTATCAAAACCCCGTTCTACCAGAACCTCCCGGATGGCTTTCCCGGCGAAGAAGGACCCAAGGCCGCCCTCATCAACAGCATCATTGAGATGTACCGGGATATGGCGGGGGATCAGCTCCGCAGGGAGTTCCCTGAACTGGAAAAGAAAATTACGGAGCAGCAAATCACCAAGCAACTTTCAAAAGCGGGAGCCATCAACAAAAACAACAAAGAGCAAGTATTGCAAAAACTCATACATTGATCCACCAGCGCCAACCACAACAAACGAAAAGGCGACCTTCCGATCCCGATGATCACATGAAGGCCGCCTTTTCATCATTCTTATCAACAAATTCAAACAAGGAGTTTTTGTTATGTGTGGCTATCCCGGCCCAGAAGGAGCACGCGGTCAAGTTGAAAATGGTGCTTACGTCGCGCGTACCGCGATTAAGTACGCAATACGTTGGGAGTATTCAACCAAGTGGGTGTTAAAATATCTTGAATATCTTTCAAACAGTGAACTAAAGCAGGATCTTTCTCCACAACAACAGATAATGCTTGAAGAAGCATACAGATTTTATCGCTCTCCAGAAAAGGTTGAAACTCTTCTAGCTTGCCTATCAGTACCCAAAATCTGGGATGAAGTGATAGCGGAAGCAGAGCGTGGGCTACCACGGCACCCCGAAGCCTCACACTCTCATCTACGCGGATATTTCCCCGATATTCTCTGATATAATCTCTAGATAATACTTTATAATTATCAGCAAGCCATGTTCTGAAATCGCCATATTCTGGGACAAGAGAAAGTCGGTTTACAAAATATTTCTCTAAACAAGGCATATAATTACCTTTATCAAATTTACATTTATATTTCCACATCCAATAAGTATATTGAAGTGTAACTAGAGAAGCTAGTTCACAAAGAGCTTCCTCAAGCCACATAAAATAATAATTACCTGCAACACAATGAGGGAACGTCTTTTCTGTACCTATAAGTATGTGACAATATTCATGTGAAAACTGGTAAATAAATTGTGCCCAATATGAACTTGTTGCACTCAGTAAAATATTATAGCATTTTTTATTTATATATCTTCCAAGAACAACCATTGGGCCATATTCTGAATATTCAACATAAACATCTTCACATGCCGATTTATGAAATAGATTATCCATAATATCTTTTACAATATTCAGTAATAATTCAATCTCATCACCCCAATCCTCCTCCCCACCTTCTCTTATAACCACAACGACTTTGGACATCGCTTTCCTCCTCTTTCATCCTCCGTAGATACGTCATCACCGTACCACAGGCAACATCCCTTAACATCCCATAACCTTCAAGGAGCATTTATGTCCTACAGTTACGTCACCTATACGGGCGACGGAACGACCCAAGACTATATCGTCCCCTTTCCCTACCTGAAAATCTCCGACGTCAAAGTCAGCCTTGGCGAAGCGGAACAGAACGCCCTCGCCTACTCATGGCACACATCCGGCACCATACGCTTCGTCACGGCCCCGCCCAACGGGGCGTCTATCCGCATCCAACGCATCACGGACAAGGTGACGCCCGCCGTGGACTTCCGCGACGGCTCCACGCTCACCGAGGCCGACCTTGACCTCGCGGTGACGCAACTCCTCTACATCGCGCAGGAAGCCTACGACGCCCTCGACGGGGAAACCGCCGTCGCCGCAAAGGACAAGGCTGAGAAAATCCTCAAGGAAGTCGAAGAGGTATTCGCCAAGACACAGATCGAGATCAACTACTTCCGCAAGATGTGGATCGACGTGCAGGAGTCCCCCACCGCGCCCGGTCGCGGCGAATATGATTTCACGTCCGGAAAGATGACCTTGTATGTCCCCGCTGGCCCCGTTGGGCCACAAGGTCCGATGGGACAGGAAGGGCCACAAGGTCTTCCCGGCGCACAGGGAGAGCAAGGGCCACGCGGCATACAGGGGCCGCAGGGCATCCAAGGGGAACGAGGCCCGGAAGGACAGCAGGGGCCGATGGGTCCGCAAGGCATCCAAGGGCCAAAAGGGGAGACTGGAGAGCGCGGCCCCCAAGGTCCGCAAGGCATCCAAGGGGCAACTGGCGCTCAAGGGCCTCGGGGCGAAACCGGACCTGTAGGCCCGATGGGACCGGAAGGGCCTCGCGGCATTCAAGGAGAGCGTGGTCCCCAAGGCCCCGAAGGTCCTAAAGGAGCGACTGGCGACAAAGGCCCCATCGGGGATTCTCCGCTGCCTCTCACATTCGGAAACTTCTCTGTCAATACAGATGGCTACTTGCAGTTTGAGTATAACGGAGGCCCTGTGGACAGCTCCATGTTCAACCTCAACCCGGAAACCGGAATATTGGAGGTCATTATAGCGTGAGCAACATCATGCAAATCGGCAAGGTCCGCCCCACCTATAAAGGTGAGTGGGATGCGGGGCAAGCTTATGAAACCTTGGATTGGGTCCTCTATCGCGGGATCGCCTATCAAGCGATTAAGGACGTACCCATAAACCGGGAACCTGATGCCGCCACCGACTATTGGGTCGCTACCGGAATGAAGGGCGATAAAGGCGACAAAGGAGAGACAGGAGAACGGGGACCTGCTGGCGTGGACGGCAAGGACGGGGCTCCCGGCATCCAAGGGCCTAAAGGCGACAAGGGAAATCAAGGCATCCAAGGACCTAAAGGAGATACAGGCGCAACGGGGCCACAAGGCCCGCAGGGGACCGCTCCGGAACATAAATGGGCTGGAACCAAACTGGCCTTCCAGAACCCTGACGGCTCATGGGCTGACCCCGTAAACCTCATTGGAGCGCAGGGGGTTCAAGGCCCCGAAGGACCCATCGGCAAACAAGGCATCCAAGGCCCTGTTGGACCGCAAGGCCCCGCTGGACCACAGGGGGTGGCAGGCCCCAAAGGAACTTCGCTCAACCTGAAAGGCGCATGGGGCGCAGACGTCGCGTATGTCTGCACCACCGTGCAGATTGACGTGGTGACGCATAACGGAAGCTCCTACGCCTGCAAGAAAAGCCATACCTCCACCTCATCCATCCTGCCCACGAACACCACCTACTGGACGCTGATCGCGCAGAAGGGAGCTACTGGCGCGACGGGGCCGCAAGGCTCACAGGGACCGCAAGGCATCCAAGGCCCCAAGGGAGATACAGGCGCGACAGGGGCACAGGGTCCTAGAGGAGCCACAGGAGCTACTGGTGCAACAGGACCTCAAGGACCACAGGGACCGCAAGGGCCTGCGGGAAGCACGAGCTACGCGGCACACTCGGCGCAAGTCACGCCGAATATCAAGGCAAGTATATCTGCGGCTGGCTCCAGTTTGGCGCCGAGTGGTGGGGGCACATGGGCGTGCCACTCAAGTGGGGATGAGGTCCGTGTTGTCGCCAGCGGTGCAAAAATACCAAATGGTGGTTCCTGTTGCTTTAGGATAGCATAACATAGGAGAAAGATATGACTATCGCATCACACATTTTTACAAGTGAAGGTTCCGGATTGCAGTTTGACCTATCGTCCGTGCTTGTACGCCCTGATGGGAGTTTCGTCATAACATGGATAAATTCCCCTTTTGGGGATGTGCCGTACCACGTCCCCGACAATGAAGAATTTCACGGTATGTATACAGAACTGGCGGAATACAGAAAAGCGCACCCGGAATGTTTCTCCCCTGATCCTGATTTTCAGGAGCCTTCCCTTGACGATTTGAAATCAGCCAGAAAAACGAATATCGACGCGGAAACGTCCGCCGCCATCCTCGCCGGGTTTGACTATGCCGTGGACGGGGCAACGTATCACTTCAGCTACGCGCTCGACGACCAGCAGAACTTCTCCGATACGGCGAACGTCTGCCTGATGAAGCAGGCGGGGATGCCGGGCCTGCCCGACTCAGTGACGTGGAACGCCTACACGGTGCCGGGCGGCGACATGGTACGCCTGACGTTCGACGCATCGGGCTTCCTCGCACTCTACGCTGGCGGGGCCATGAAGCACAAGAACGGGACGATGCAGCGCGGCGGGGAACGCAAGGCGGCTGTGGAGGCCGCGACCACGCCGGAAGAGGTTGAAGCCGCATGACCTAAAGAGCAGTTATGAGAGCGAGAGGGAGGGGAGGCAGTCGCCGCCGGAATTGAGGAGGCAGGAATGAGCAGGATTGGGGAATGCGAATCAGGCAGGACGTGGAATGGATTCCGCGTTGAAGGCGGGAAGGCAGGCCAGGGTGTGAAGTTCGAGCGTATCCGGCGCATCACCGGGTACCTTGTCGGCACGGTGGAGCGTTTCAATGACGCGAAGCGGGCCGAGGTCATGGATCGAGTGAAGCACACCGTCTAA